AAATGTCAACTTTAGCCATACTTCACCATAAAAAGCTAAAAGCATATCACATTAACTAACTATTCAATACATGACCAAAAAAACAAGAACGATACAACATTGACGATAGGTTGACACAATGATCGATAACATCACTTTCATCTAAAGAATGATGTTACGGTAGAATATGATGAATAAAAAGGTGATTATTGCGGTATTTATTATCTCTTTAAGCGTATCTGTCATGGTGAGAGCCTCAGATCAAAAATCGGTTTTGCCTTCTAATATTCATGACAAGTTGAATCACACTACAAATCAGGAAAAAATCAAAATATCTCAGGAGAGTAAATCTCATATTCAATCTCCTTGTCGCTTTATTATATTAGAAGGGAAACCAGAATCTCCCATCCATGATCATTACCAACTACATCGAGATAACGAAGGAAAAATTCAAGTTAGAATTGTCTCTAGTATCGGAGATACTATCCCCATTATGTCAAAGAAATTATTTACTTTGCAAAATAAATATCAGAGATGCTTGAGCCATTTTATAATAAAGATAATTAATTTAGTACTGTATAATTCAATAATGGCCGAATAAAATAATACTGTTCAGCCATTTTATATTTAATCAATAATCAGGCGCTTACAAAAAATAGTATTTTCTTGCCCCAAATAATCATATTCCATTTTTTCACACATACAAATCGTTGCATCATTTTCTTCTGAAACCAGAATCAAAATACTCGGACAACCTCTCGCCAATAATTTTTTTTCCAAACGGGATATCAGAGCATTAGCAATTCCCCTGCCCCTGAATTCAGGGTGAACGCTTAGATAATAAGCATGCCCACGATGCCCATCATAGCCGCCCATAACTGTACCAACCACTTCTCCCGCAACTTCAGCAACTAGAAATAAATCAGCATCATGGGTTAACTTACGCTCAATATCTACTTCTGGATCATCACCGGGATTAATCAAATCACAGCGTTCCCAAAGTGTGGTGACGGCCTCAAAATCATCTTGCCGAAATACCCGAATTTCCATAGTTAGTCAGCCTATTTAATAAACGGTTGAATCAACGTTAATTATCACTACTTTTATTTTGGAATCAATATGAAAATGCGTTTACTGAGACTAACAGGTATACTGTCTATCGCCATAAACTAACCCAAATGAAAGCAGAAATGAATACACCTAATATATATTAATTTTATGTTTCGGTGTTTGTCGATGTTTATTATTTTTATATAAGAATCAAATAATTAATAATCCAATCAACTGTATATTGTTCCAGTGCTTATTGACGTTTTCCTACTATTGCAGCACACTACGTATAAACATTTGTATAAATATATTGGGTGAACATGGCTGCCGAACTAAACAAGCTCAGTGACAAAAAACTTAAAACCCTACACGGAAAGGAAAGGAACAAGATTGAATTTTTTGCCGATGGTGCTGGGTTGAGTGCAAAAGCATCTAAAGCTGGTGGTATTAGTTGGGTTTTTACCTACCGACTTGATGGTAAAAAGTTAAACCGCCTTACCATTGGGCGCTATCCTGATATGCCCCTCAAACAAGCTCGTGAAACACGGGATAAATGCCGTAACTGGTTGGCCTCTGGTAAAGATCCAAAGCTGCAATTTAATTTAACGATGCAGGAATCATTAAAACCAGTCACTGTAAAAGACGCTATAGAATATTGGATAAAACACTATGGCAGAGAAAACCGAGTAAATATTGATAGCCTCATTCGTAAATTAGGAAAGCATATTTATCCCCACATTGGGGAAATGGCATTATCTGACTGCGAAATAATATATTGGCTGCAATGCTTTGATAAAATGAAAAAAGAAGCTCCGGTGGCTTCTGGTGGCATACTTCAATTGTGCAAGCAAGCCCTGAAATTTTGCCGGGTAAGAAGGTATGCAATTAGCCATGTATTGGATGATTTAACAATTCAGGATATTGGAAAAAAACAGAATAAAGGCCAGCGGTATTTAGAAGATAATGAACTTGGTCAATTATGGAAATCCATCAATGAAGATATTTACCTACCTTATTATAATAATTTATTGAAAATTTTGGTTGTATTTGGTTGTCGAACACGAGAGATCAGGTTATCTAAATGTTCAGAATGGAATTTAGATTCCATGCTGTGGACTGTTCCAAAGGAAAATAGCAAGACAGGTGAAAGAATTATTCGCCCGATACCTGAATGTATGAAACTATTCTTAGAAAATATTATTTTTCAAAACCATAAAAATGATTACCTATTAGGTGCATTTAAAAGCACTGAGACAGTATCAGAGTATGGAACAAAGATATGGAGAAAATTAGGTCATGTGGAAAAGTGGTCTTTGCATGACTTAAGACGAACTTTTTCCACAAAATTAAATGATATGAAAGTGGCTCCACATATTGTAGATCAGCTTTTAGGTCATATTTTACCGGGCATCATGGCGATATATAATAAGAGCCAATACCTACCAGAGAAACTAGACGCCTTAAACATGTGGTGTGAGCGACTGGATGTATTGTCGGGTAATTATGGGAATATCGTTGTATTAAAAATAGCTCAATAATGGGAATTAATGAGTTTAATGATGAGTGTGATCATTGTGGTATATACGTAACAAATATTGCTTTCTTTTGTAATGATTTATTTTAAGTAAAATACCCTCACAAAAACAATTAAACAGTGAGGGTAACATGACCATTCAATACAGCATTCCTACACCTGAAGAACGCCGCAATATCCTTTCCGAGTATGGCGAACCTTATGATCGCCTTATACGTGAAAAAGAACGCCAGTACATTACCTCTATTTCCAGAACGTCAGCGTGGAAACTGGAAAATGAAGGCCGTTTCCCTGCCCGTAAGCCATTAGGTCGCAATTCCTGTGCTTGGTTGCTCAGTGATTTGCTGCATTGGGTACGTAATCCGCCAACAGTAGAAAACGTAAATAACCCGTATAGCCGTAAACGTACCAATTAAAGAATAACATCATGGAAAAATTAACTGCCTTAATTGGTTGCGAGCTAACTCACTATAAAATAAGCTTAATTTTTAGGAATCAGTGGATTAATGGTAAGTACTAGCTATAGAGTTTCTTTAAGATTAAGCAGCCATCAATTTGAGAGACAACCCTCTTTAAGAGGGTTAATTGATTATTCTTGCTCAGATGATGCTTTGGATTTGCGCTGGCGGCGTTTAATTTCACCTGTCAGAGCCGAAATTATAAATTGTGCGGTACTTTCACCCTCTTCTTTAAGTTTTTCCATTGAGTCAACAAGTTCATGCGGTACACGTGCTTCTAATTTTTTTGACTTTGCATTTATTGCTTTCGTTGCCATATCTGTATCCATTAGTAGTTGGTGGCTGACAGTATACACAAAAAATTTTCATGAAAAAGGATTGACGTGGCTGACACCCTGAGTCATTCAAGGAACAAAAACAGCGACGCCCCGAAGTGCGGTAACACTATCGAGGCGTCTAACCACAACATTATCGGAGCTAATGCTATGGCTGATACACAGTCTAACCAAACTCGCCTAAAATTTACATTCCTAATTGCATCCGGCACTCAGCGGCTGGCTGGTATGTCCTCACTGATCTTCGTATCACGTCAGGAGACACACCATGAGTAATAAACCTATCTCATTAAAACTTGCGCTATATCGCGCAAGTCTGGGTGTTTCACTCTTCACATTTATTACCAAAAAAGCCAAAGATGAATGCGAAATCAACTTAAATAACCTGATTGCACTGGCAGGCGATATTCATCAGGAGGTTCACCGAGCTTTGTTGAAACATGCCCCGCAGCCTCTTGCGAATAAATTATTAAATTCCGTGATACATAGGCAATCCGACTCATTAGATCAGGCCGCGTTTCGTGCGGGTTTATGCACTTCTTTATACGAAGTCATTCTTGAGCAGGCTAGCCAACATTGTTCAGAAGAGTTACATGATTTGCTTTCGCTGGCCTGTGATATCAATCAGGAAGCTTACTATTCGCTTTATGCGGTGGTTAATGGCGAGGACGAGTGATCGTGAATCAGGGAAATAATAATCAGAAAAGCAGCCCGTTAGATGTTATCCGTACAGTGAAGCAATCCGCAGTCACTCACTGGCAACTCTTGTTGCCCGCCTGTGGCGTTGATGTTCCCTTAAAGGGCAAACACGGCGCTTGCCCGATATGTGGAGGTACTGATCGCTTTCACTTTATTGACGATAACCATAACGGTGATTGGCATTGTCGCCAGTGTGATGAGCCGAATCACGGTGATGGTCTGGATTTGGTGGCGCGAACCAAAGGGATCACAATCTTTGCAGCGGCGAAACTCGTGGCGGATGTGCTGGCACTTCCTTTACCTGAACCCAAGCCCGCCAAAGAGCAGCCCCGACCAGTGAAACCTATTGCTGAACGCATCACAACAATGCTCGCTACAGCTATTACTGGCGAATCTCAATATCTGGTGAAAAAGGGGCTGCAATGCCCCAATCAGCGATTATTGAAAGATGGTTCGTTATTGCTGGTGGTTCAGACGCTGGACGGCACAATTACCGGGGCACAAACCATTAAGTCGAACGGTGAAAAGCGCCTTGTTGCAGGTACTCAGAAAAAGGCAGTTTTATCCCCGTCTCCAAAATTACCAGAACACCGGACACAATCATCATTACCGAGGGCTACGCCACAGCCTTAACTGTTCGCCAATTGCATAAAGGCGTGGTACTAGCAGCCATTGATGAAAGCAATTTATCGGTGGTAGCCGGACTGGTGAGAGAGCGGTGGCCAAACGCCAGAATCATCATTGCTGCTGATAATGACTGGCACGGGCAAGGCGAACGGGACAAAAACGGCAGGCTAAAAAAGAACGTTGGCAAAATGGCGGCAGAGAAGACCGCTATAGCGATTAACAGCTGGGTAACGCTACCGCCAACGGAATTAAAAGCCGACTGGGATGATTATCGCCAACATCACAGCATTGAGACAGCAAAGCAGGCATTTAATAACGGGTTATATCAGTTTGGGGAGAAAAGACTAATGGAAGCAGAAGCAGTGATCCACGAATCGAAGCCAAAAAAAGCCAACAACAATCTGGCACAAATGGCAGCCAGTCAGCGCGGGGCGCTGGTGGTCGAGCGCTATGGCGAGATCGCGGTCAATCCAGAAAGTGATATGGTTTACCATTATAACGGAACGACATGGCAGACCGTATCAGATAATGAGTTGCGCCGCGCAATGGTGGCAATCTTTGACCAGCACGAAACCCCTTACAGCCCGAATGGGATCAATAACGCTATCTGTGCCATGAAATTACAGGTGCCGGTTATCGGCGAACAGCGGCAGGATTTAATCGGGTTTAGTAATGGCGTGTATGAATTATCGACACAACAATTTACCCCGCACCAGCCGGAACACTGGCTAATGAACCATAATGGCATCATATTCACCCCGCCTGCTATCAGTGAAAACCTGCCGGATCACGCCCCTGATTTTTACCGCTGGTTATCCCATACGGCGGGGAGTAATGAAAACAAAATGGCACGAATCAAAGCCGCCCTATTTATGATTCTGGCAAACCGTTATGACTGGCAGCTATTTATTGAGGTCACAGGCGAAGGTGGCAGCGGTAAAAGCGTATTTACGTATATCGCTACCCTACTGGCGGGAGAACACAATACCGCCAGTGGCAATATGAGAGCGCTGGATGAAGCCAGAGGCCGTTATCAGTTTGTCGGCAAGAGCTTAATTACGCTGCCCGATCAGGTTAAATATGTCGGTGAAGGCGCAGGCATTAAGGCCATTACAGGCGGTGACCTGATTGAAGTTGACGGAAAATACGAGAAGCAATTTTCTACCATCATCAAAGCCGTGGTATTAGCCACCAATAACGAGCCAATGAGTTTTACCGAACGCAACGGTGGTATTGCACGTCGGCGGGTGATATTCCCGTTTAATATTCCGGTCAAAGAATCCGAGAAAGATCCACAATTACCGGAGAAAATCAGCCGGGAACTGCCGGTGATTATCCGTCACTTATTAAACGAATTTGCCGACCAGAATAAGGCGAAAAAACTGCTACAAGCGCAACGCGATTCTAACGAAGCATTAACAGTGAAAAGTAATTCTGATCCGTTGTATCGCTTTTGCGGTTATCTGGTGTCTGTCAATGATGCAACTGGAATGAAGATGGGCAATAAGAACATCAGCCCACGGGTACCGAGATTGTACCTGTATCACGCTTATCTTTCTTTTATGGAAGCACACGGCTTTGAACGACCGCTCACACTGACCAAGTTCGGCGAATCACTTCCTAAAATTATGCTGGAGTATCGCAAGGAGTATCGGAAAGTGCGAACCAATAAAGGTTACTCTTATAATGTTGAATTATCGGGAGAAGCCGAAGAGTGGCTGCCGTCCGTGCCTGAGTTACGAAACAGTTAAGCCTGCGGTATAGAACTTTGGGTTTTAGGTCTACATTCCCTGCACCATTTTAAATATCTATCTGTATTTAAAAGAAAATAATAGGTGTATAGTTATTTTTTAACTATACACTACTATACATTCTCTTCATTAATATAAGAAATGGGTGAACAGGAGATACAGTCAATGAATATCATATTAATTGTGGCAAACCCAGATGTGGCAAGGCGTTCAGTGAATTATGCAGAGGGTGCACAGCGAAGGAGGCGAAAAAGATTTTTAGGGGGTATCTCTGGCAGGCAAATAAAAGCCGGATGAGTCTGGGATAATAAATTTAGTGCATAATTTTTTTATTATGGTATGACTGAAATTAAAATTAAGTAATTGTCTGATTTTTCTTAAGAATAGAGATTCATCACAAATTTAAAGGTGGATCTTTTCCATGCTGGAATGGGTAAACATTGTTGTTATATCCTGCTTAATTGATGCTACATCGGGAATCTTAACACAAGTCAATCAATTATTAATTTTATATTGAGTGCTATGGAGAATTGAGGAATGACACATAAAAAATATAATCCCACTTGGGATGGTTATATGGGCGATGTTTTAAGGGGTAATGTAGGGATTAATCAGCTAAAACCCCAGCATGAATTTTTTGATGCCATTGGGTTAGAAAAAGTATTGAGTGATAATACCCAATATCACTTTGTTCTCACATTAGCGCAAGCCAAAAGCATTATTGAGGATATCAGTCCCTCCCATCCACAAACCCCAAATCATGGAGAAGCATTTGCAAGAGGTACGGAAACAGAAAATCTAAGTTACGGAGACGAATTTGCAAGAGGCACGGAAGTAGATAACAAGAAAAAAAATCCTATGGCGTATGTATTTTCTGTCACAGATCCTATTTCCACCTATGCGGGAAATATTTATGATTCACATGGGTTTTCTGATGTTTGCCGGGAATTTAAGAGGTTAAGTATTACTGCAAAAACCTATGTGGGAGAAAATGGGAAAAAATATATTCATCTGTCAGGTCATGCTGGTCTTAGGCGTCTTGTCAGGGGAACCCGATACGGTTCTAGCCACCCTCAAATGTTAGCCATGGGGATAGGACAGCAGGGTCTTAATGCTAGTATTATCAAAGGGGTTAGATTCTGTATTGTCTTTTCGATTGGCTATAGATTGATAGAAAGTATTTTTAAGGATGAATATACTTTAGCCGATTTTATCGGCAACATAACAATGGATATGGCTAAAACTGCTATTATTGCTGCTTCCTCTTGGATTGTAGGATCACTTTTAACTGCCACTGCTTTGGTAGGTGGAAGTATTATTGTTGTTGCGGGAATAGTTTTAGCTGTTGGAATTCTAGCGGCTATCGGTTTAGATCTTGTTGATAAGCAATATGGAATAAGCGAAAAATTAATAGCACTTTTGAAAGAAGAAATGAAGAGAAAGCCAAGAACACCGGAAGCAGACTTACAATATTTTTTTAATACGATGGGAAGAATTAGGTGAATAGCAAATATTTAAAAGCCTTGGGTGGAGTAATATTGTTATTATTCCTTACGTTTTTGATGTGCTTCATTATTAAATCTGCTGTTTCATTAGTATTAATGAAAGATGAAATAACATTCTCCAGCGCAGTTATTATAAGTATTCTATCTTTCCCTATAATATTTTACTCTTTATCAGGTTCTGTTTTTTTCTTTATATTCGACAGGCTACCAAAATATAACAAGATAATTGTTAAATACCTGAGCATGTTGATGATTGCATCATTTTTCATTAGCTTTCCTATATCTTTGTATGTTAGCTATAAATTAAAAAACGAGGGATATGTTACATGTGATAAAATATCGTGGATGTCACCAACAACCTACGTAAAAAATTTATTACTTTGTAAATGAAAAGTTTTGTAAATATTCTGTCTTCATGTTTCCCCTTGTTTAGCCTCTAAATCACAGAGGCTTTTTTATTATTTTTCATGGTGTTAAATAGTGTTTTAAAGAAAATAACTATTCCAAAAACACCATGAAAAAACTACTCGAATTACGCCAGCAAAAAGCTGATTTAACCCATCAAATGCGCACTCGACTCACCAAAGCCGAAGACGAGAAGCATTCACTCACTCACGAAGAAGCCAAACAGTTCGACGAGCTGCGCAATCAGTCTGATGCGCTCAATGCAGAAATTGCCCGTTATGAGGCGCTGTCTGATGAAGAACGCAATCAGGCCAAGATCCAGCCTGCCAGTGAAAAACTCAATAACGACGAGCTGCGCCACTATATTTTGACCGGAGAAACTCGTTCCCTGTCTACAGGTGTTCCTTCAGACGGCGGCTATACCGTTATCCCCGAACTGAATAAGCAGATCATGCAGCAACTTACCTGTGAGTCAGTCATGCGCCAAATCTGTACCATCAAGACCACACGCAGTAACGAATATAAGCAGCTTGTTTCGGTTGGTGGCGCAGCAGTGGCACACGGGGAAGAAGGTAAGTCACGCGGCGAGACAACCACTCCGAAAATGGAAGAAGTCAGTATTAAGTTGTTCCCTGTCTACGCTTATCCCAAGACCACCCAAGAGATTATCGATTTTAGCGATGTGGATATCTTAGGCTGGCTGACCGCCGAGATTGCCGATACCTTTGTAGATACCGAAGAAACGGATCTTGTCAGCGGTGACGACAGCAAAAAAGCCAAAGGTTTTCTGGCTTATCCCCGCGATACGAAAAGCGACAAGGTGCGTGATTTTGGCACGCTGCAAAAGCTGGAAGCCACCACGCTTGAGGCCGATAGCCTGATTGATCTTAAGTTCCTGCTTAAGAATAAATACCGCAAGAATTCTGTATGGGTGATGAATTCCAATACCGCCGCCAAGGTGCAAAAGCTGAAAAACGGTAATGGAGATTATATCTGGCGGGAACGTTTACAAGCGGGTGATCCCGATATGTTGCTGGGCTTACCTGTCCATTATCTCGAATTTATGCCCGATGGCGTGATCGGTCTGGGCGACTTCAAACGCGGTTATTTCATTGTTGACCATGAAACAGGCACCCGTACCCGTCCCGACAATATCACCGAGCCGGGATTTTATAAGGTACACACCGATAAATATCTGGGTGGCGGTCTGGTGGACTCCAACGCAATCAAGATCCTTGAAGTTAAAACCGCGTCGAAATAAGCGAAAGGGGCGAAAGTCCCTTGTTGGGAGTCCATAGGATGAATAACGATTTTGAAATTCGCACCGCGTCTCTGTCTGCTGCTGATAAAAAGCTGGTGGGCTATGTGATTAAGTGGAACAGCCGATCCCACGTTTTATGGGATGAATTTGTTGAACAGTTTACCCCGAATGCTTTTAGCGCCAGTTTAACTTCGGGCGTTGATGTTAGGGCATTGTATGAACATGATCATATGAACCTGTTAGGCCGCACCACGTCCGGTACGTTGCAGTTGACTGAAGATGCCACCGGACTACGCTTCGAGTTAACCCCACCTGATACGCAGTTGGGGCGTGATGTACTTACCTTGGTTGAGCGGGGTGATATTTCCGGTATGTCCTTTGGATTCAGGGCACTAAAAGATCAGTGGGATATTGGTCAAGAGCCGTATATCAGAACCGTTTTAGAAGCGGAGCTGCGGGAAATCACTATCACCAGCTTACCCGCCTACCCTGAAAGCGGGGTGGAGATTGCCAGACGTTCCCTGAATGCCGTCAAGCCTAATCATGTTGATTTGCGCCATTACTGGCTGCAACTGTCCGAGGTGTGATTATGTGGCCTTTTAAGCGAAAAGACACGGAAACCCGCAGCATGAGCATTGATGAGTTTCTTTTTCTGGCGGGCGCGTCTAACACCAAATCGGGCGAGCATGTTTCACCCTCTACGGCGGAGGGCTTACCTGCGGTAATGAATGCCGTTACGGTGATCAGTGAAGCAGTGGCGACCATGCCTTGCTATCTCTATCGGGTTCAGCACCAGAACGGCAAAGAATGCCGCGAATGGCTCAGTGATCATCCTGTCGACTATTTGCTGAATGAGTGTCCGAATGACTGCCAGACCCCATTTCAGTTTAAGCGAACCCTGATGCGTCATTGCTTATTAAATGGCAATGCGTATGCGGTGATAATCTGGGGGCGGGATGGTCAGCCTCAATCGTTGCACCCTTACCCACCGTCAGCGGTTGTCCCTCAGCGGCTATCCGATCACCGGTTCTCATACACCATCACCGAACCTTATAGCGGGAAGGTAAAAACCTACTTACAGGAAGAAATCCTGCATTTACGCTATGCCACCGAAGATGGCTTTTTGGGGCGCTCCCCTGTCACCATTTGCCGTGAAACACTGGGTTTGGGGCTGGCACAACAACGCCACGGTGCAAGCATCATGAAAGACGGCGTGATGGCGGCGGGTGTGATTAAAGCGGCTGATTGGCTGGACGGAATCAAGGGAAGTAAGGCACTGGAAGCCCTCGAACGTTACAAGGGTGCTCGCAATGCAGGGAAAACGCCGATCCTTGAAGGCGGGATGGAATACCAGCAATTAGGCATGAGTAACCAAGATGCCGAATGGCTGGCCTCCCGCCGTTTCACCATCGACGATATCGCCCGTATGTTTAACGTCAGCCCGATCTTTCTGCAAGAGTATTCGAACAGCACCTACAGCAACTTTAGCGAAGCCTCCCGCGCCTTTCTGACTATCACCATGCACCCGTGGCTTGCCAACTTTGAACAACAAATCAAAGCAGCCTTGCTGATGATTTCTCCGAAACGGGGTATTCGTTATCAGGTGGAGTTTGATACTGCCGACTTACTGCGCGCCAACCCGAAAGAACGTTTCCAGAGTTATGAGACGGCGATTAAGTCGGGGGTGATGTGCCCAAATGAAGCCCGTGAACGTGAGGGGCTATCTCCCCGTGCAGGTGGCGATGAATTCAGTCAGGCATGGAAGCAAACGGTAGAAATCAAGAAACAACCGGAGGGCAAGGAATGAGGGCAGGCAGATTACGACACCGGATCACCATTCAGAAAAACGAACAAAGCCGCTCACCGATGGGTTCGGTGATTAACAAATGGCAGGATGTTGCCGAAGTGTGGGCGGAGGTGCAGCCGATTAGCGGGCGGGAACTGGTGGCTTCCGGTGCGGTGTTATCCGAAGCCACTGTGCGTATCTGGCTACGTTATCGTGATGATATCACCACAACAAACCGCATTGTCTATCAGGGCGCCAGTACCCATGGAAAGACCTTTGCGATTGTTGCCGTTATCCCTGACCCAAAACACACCCGCCTAGAACTGCTTTGCAAGGGAGGCGTGAAATATGTCTGATATTGAAATTCCTCTGAGTGAAATCAGGCAGCATTGCCGGTTGGATGAAAGCGATACCCTTGATGATATCCTCCTTACCGCTTACGCCGAAGCCGCGCTGGAAGTCTGTCAGCAACATATCGGCAAGCGGTTTGATAATGGTTTAGCTTTCACGCCAGCAATCAAAGTGGGTTGTCTGCTTTATATCGGCTTGCTGTATGAAAATCGGGAAATGGCAACGGACATTGCGCTTAAAGAAGTCCCGTTCACCATTAAATCATTGTGGTCTGTCTATCGTGATGTGGGAGTCTACTGATGCCGTGGCAGCCATTAAAGCGATGTAGTTACCCACACTGCCGCGAGAGGGTGAAGTCAGGCCGCTGTGAACAACACCAACGGGAAACCCGACGGCAGCAGGACAAACAACGAGGCACCCGAACCCAACGCGGCTACAGCAATCGATGGGGTAAATATCGGTTGATGTATCTGAAATCCCATCCGTTATGCGTTCATTGCTTACCGCAGGGCATTTACACGCCTGCCAGCATTGTGGATCACATTATCCCGATACAGGGTGACGCTGATGTGTTGTTCTGGCCTGCTTCCAATCATCAAGCACTATGCCCGCCCTGCCATAACCGCAAGACCGTACAGACAGATCCTATCACCAAAGCGAAGCGCAAACAGGGTATCTATCAGGAACGGGAAACCGAAGCGGCAAAGCGTCGCGTTTGGTTAGTCGCAGAATAATAACAAATGAAATAGTGGGTGGGGGTATCAAAAATGACCAACGCGCTTCCCAGCGGAACCGACCCCCTCCTTCAATTTTTACGCACGGCAGTTTTTTTGAAAATAAACTAACAAGGGAGACAGAAAATTATGGCAAGAGCACCCAAACCCCCGACTTATCTTAATGACATTGCCGCCAGTCAGTGGAAATCCAAGGCAAAAATCTTAGGCGAACGGGAAGACCTGAACGCCGCTGACTGGAACAATTTAGAACTGTATTGCGTCAACTATGCCATTTACCGAAAAGCGGTAGCAGACCTTGATATCAGGGGCTTTAGCATCGTAAACAGTCAGGGCAGCGAGAGCCGCAATCCGTCACTGAGTGCCAAAGCCGATGCCGAAAAAATCATGATAAAAATGTCATCGTTGCTGGGTTTTGATCCGGTATCACGGCGTAAAAATCCGGTGGAAACCGAGGAAGAAGACGAGCTGGATCGCTTATGAACGCATGGGAGCAGTACGCTTTTGATATCCAAAACGGTAAAATTTCGGCCTGTAAGCGACTGAAACAGGCCGTTAAACGCTACTATAACGACCTGAATAACCCACGTTATACGTTTGATACCGAGGTTGTGGCGCGCTTTATTGCCTTCTCCCGTCTCTGTCCGCACGTCAAAGGCCATTTACGCGGTAAACCGATAATCCTTGAGCCGTGGCAGCAATTCGCTTTTGCTAACCTGTTTGGCTTCAAGGTAAAGGTTACTGGCCGCAGAAAGTACCGTAGCGCCTATATTCAGGTGCCACGCAAAAATGCGAAATCCACGGTTGCCGCGATATTGGCGAATTGGTTCTTAGTGATGGAGTCAGGCCAGCAGGATATTTACACCGCCGCCGTGAGCCGCGATCAGGCGCGTATCGTGTTTGATGATGCCCGCCAGATGAGTTTACTTTCAAAACCCTTGAAAAAACGGGTAGCTATCCAGCAACACAAAGTTACTTATCCAAAAACTAACAGTCTGTTAAAACCACTGGCCGCCAAAGCCGCCACGATTGAAGGCACCAATCCCAGTCTGGCGATTGTCGATGAATATCATTTACACCCTGATAATGCCGTGTATTCAGCTCTTGAGTTGGGGATGGGCGCCCGACCCGAAGGTATCTTGTTTGCCATCACCACGGCGGGCAGTAACGTTATTTCAGCCTGTAAGCAGCATTATGATTATTGTTGTCAGATTCTGGACGGGGAAGAAAAAAATGAATCCCTGTTTGCCCTGATCTACGAACTGGACGACGAGAACGAGATTGATAATAAAACCCTTTGGATAAAAGCTAATCCTAATCTGGATATATCGGTAGACAGTGCAGCCTTACATGACACCATCCAGAAAGCCCGTGGCATTCCCTCACAATGGACAGAGATGTTAACCAAACGCTTTAATATCTGGTGTCAGGGTGAAACGCCGTGGATGGGCGAAGGCGCATGGAAAGCCTGCCAAAGTGATTATGATGAAAATGACCTTAAAGGGCTGGAGTGTTACGCCGGACTGGATTTATCTTCAACGGGTGATATCACCAGCGTCTGTTACACATTTCCCGTGGATAACGAACTGTTATTACTGACCCGCCATTACCTTCCCGAAGCGCAGTTACAAAATCCTGCCAACAAGAATCGGGCGGTTTATCGCCAATGGGCACAAGTGGGCTGGATACGCACCACCACAGGTGATTGCATTGATTATGACCGTATCCGTGATGATATTCTCAACGACAGCCAGCAGTTTGATATCAGGCTGGTCGGTTTTGATACATGGAACGCCACGCACTTAAGAACTCAGCTACAAGGGGCTGGTTTGGATGTTGAACCCTTCCCACAAACCTATCTGCGCTTTAGTCCGGTAGCTAAATCGGCTGAGGTATTCGTGAACCGCAAAGTTATTCGGCACAACGGCGATCCGGTGCTGGAGTGGGCAATGTCCAATGTGGTGATGGAAACCGACGCAAACGCCAACATCAAACCGAACAAGAAGAAATCGGCGAATAAAATCGATCCGGCGATTGCGTTACTGATGAGTTTTGGTACATGGCAGAGTGAGCATGAAGAGTTTGCGTTTAGCTTGAGTGAAGAACAGCAGCAACGCCTTAACACATTTAATGGGATATAGCGCAAAACGTAAGCACTTTTACTGATTCGCTTATTGAACCAGATAAACCAATCAGTTAAAGTACCTCCGCCATTGGCAAAATCCAGTGGTCAGGGCTTCGCATCCCTGAGCTAAGAACACTGGTAGGATGTTTCTACCAGTGACCTCGTTCACCCTTTCAATGGTGATTCAGGCAGGGGAGGCTTCGGCCTCACCGGAATCTTAGCCCGGTAATGCGAACCTTGCTTGAATCGCCACCATCAATTTTCTCAATTAATGGAAGGGGTAGCAGGAATGAATAACGTTAAAAATGATTGGCATCAAGCCGATATTATTGCTGCATTACGTAAGCGTGGTACAACCTTAGCGGCTGTTTCTCGTGAAGCGGGACTCAGTTCATCTACACTGGCAAATGCTCTCAGCCGTCCGTGGCCTAAAGGCGAATGGATCATCGCTAACTATCTCGAAATACATCCCTCTGAGATTTGGCCTAGTCGGTATTTTGATATGTATGGTCAGCTTATTGAGCGCAAATATGGTCATGTATTGAATAGTTAGATCGTTCATTAAACGTAGTTTTCACTCTCAATAAACGTCCCTATCACCTTGTCA